TTAGAGATATGTTTATACTTTATCACAACGCTTGGTTTTTTAGTGAAAACGATGACATAGATAGAGTGTTCTTAGGTGAAGATGTAACTATAAATATAGAACATGTAGAAATGATAGAGCTAATAGATATATTATAGGAGGGAAAAATGGGTAAAATAAACAGCAAACAAAAAGGTAAACAAGGAGAATTGCAGTTTGTCCATCTATTAAAAGATAATGGATACGACGCACATAGAAGTCAACAGTATTCAGGGGCAAACGCAGACGCAGATGTAGAATCAGACTTACCATTTCACTTCGAAGTTAAAAGAGTTGAAAAACTTAACATAGATAAGGCTATGGAGCAAGCGATCAATGATAGTGATGAACGTGCCCCTGTAGTAGCACATAGAAAGAATAGAAAAGACTGGTTGATTACTATGAGATTCGATGATTGGATAAAATTAGTTAAATAACATTTGACAGAATAATTGAGATATGATATAATACTATAAAGTATATAGTATGGGAGTGGTGTTATGTCTAAATGGACAAGCGAAGAAGTTAAATTTATAAGAAAAAACTTTATTAAAATGACACACAAGGAAATATCTAAACATATAAACAAAAGTAGTCACGCTATAAGAAATAAATGTTGGCGATTGAATTTGCGTAAAGAACCACCAGATTGGGAAGATAAAGAAATAAAATTATTAATTAAAGAATATAGTAAAGTGGGAAATACAGGCGTAATAGATATAAAACATATAGGCAAAATGATAAACAGAACTAAGTACGCAGTATGTATAAAGGCAAACGAATTGGGTTTGACGAGTACCTGTAGAGGCGTATCAGAAGAACAAAAACAAACAATAAGTTCGAACATGAAAAATTATATAAAAGAAAATGGACATCCTAAAGGTATGCTTGGAAAAACGCATACAGATAAGGTTAAAAAACAATGTGGGAAAAGAATAAGGGAGATGTGGGAAGATAAAAATAGCAAAATGAACTCAAAAGAAAACACTATAAGAAGAAGAAATAACATGTATGAATTAAGAAAGACATTAAGTGAAAACCAAATATATTCGTATGCTAAAAGCGGTTATAGAAAAGATATAGGGTTATATGTTAAGAGTTCATGGGAAGCAAATTATGCAAGATATCTTCAATGTTTAAAAAACAAAAAAACCATAAACCACTTTGAATATGAACACAGAATATTCAATTTCTCGGATAATGAATATAATATAATGAGTTATACACCAGACTTTTTAGTAATTAAAGATGGTGAAGAAATATACCATGAAGTAAAGGGAAACCATAATAAGCGAAGCAAACAAAGAATGGAAATATTTTATAATCAGTATCCAGACGTAAAAATAAAACTTATACTGCCTGAAGATTATTATAAAATAAATAAGGAATATAAAAAGATAATAAGCGGTTGGGAATAATTAGAATTTAAATTAATGGACAAATAAAAAAGCCCCCAGTTACGGGGGTTTACTTTTGTTTAGATCATTATTCTACAAAACTTTTTTCTAAATTCATTTCCTGTACTATTGCTTCAATTAAAATATTCAAATCTTCCATCGTTATTTTTATTCCCTTATTGTTTAAAAAATCTATAACATATTGTTTCTTTATTATTCCCATATCTGGTTCGTTAAATATCTGTTCAGCAGCCCTTACAGCTATTCCAACCCAATAATCAATTTTAGTTAATTGGTTTTCATCTGTATTACTTTTAATATAAGGAACTAAAAATCCTGTTATTATTGCACTTAACAAACCTATTACTGCTAAAATTATTTGAACCATTCCTTCATCCATTATTTTTCTCCTTTCGATGTTTTATTGTTATAATTTTTTTCACTCGTTGCTTTCTCATAATTGATTTGTCTTTCCCCAGTATTTTTTATTTTAATTTTATTTTCTTCTTTTGCTTTATTAAAATAAAATCCTGTGGCAATACCTAATTCACCAAATACAGCTGGTATTAAATATGCTAAAGGATATGGGTCTTTTGTTTCCCAAATTAAAAGTAGAGAAAACAATACTACAATAAACACCATTAAACTAATGCCAAAAAATATCTTTTTGCTAAATTCTATCTTTTTTTTCATAATTTTACGCCCCTTAGTTTATAAAATTAAATCAGTTGCCACTAATAAATGGTCAACTTTTCTACTTGATAATCTTTTTTCGTTAGGTGTAGCATACTGCGTGCTTCCGCCACCATCTAATCCTAAGGCATAAACACAACCCATTTCTCTCATGTGTATTGCACATTCTGCTCTATCAGAATCCCAATGTCTTGCAAGTAATATTTTACCTTCTTTTGTAAATCCAATAGACGTTTGTTTAGTTCTTCTGTGAACATCTGCAAATTTCCCTACAAACCCTTCAGACGTTCTGTTATAAGTAACCATAGAGTCTCTAACATATTCTACCCCACCCATAGCCCACCAAACTGGTTTAGATAAATCTCTTGCATTTTTAACTTGTTCTATTCCAAAAGTACCATCTTGGTAATAGCAAAAAACTCCTTGTGGGTATGGTAAATGGTTTGCTTGTTCTCTTAGGATTTTATTTTTAACCTTTAATATTGAAGTTGGATAAGTGGCTGTCTTTGCTTTATCTACATACCAAAAGAATGTTCCATTCATTCCAGCATAACCAGTATCCTCTATATTAGCCATAGCTTTAATTATTCCAAAATTGTTTGGATGCATTTCAATATATCTTACCTTACCCTCAAACTTAGAAGATTGTCCATATGTAGATTTTTCTGCACTCTTATTTATCATATGATACATAAATCCATGAACACTGTTTTGCCAATCAGCCGATAAGTCATTAACGCTAGATATTACTAGCGGTGATTCTTCTTCTGGTGTCGGTGTTGGTCTAACAACTGTGTTATTTGTGTAAGAATCAAAATCAACATCAAAATATGCTACTACAACAAAATTACCGTAGGCATTATCGTATCCCGTATGAACTACCCTACCTCTTGTAGACCTATTCCAATATATCGTTTTTCCACCTTGCGAAACTAAGTCAAGTCCACAATGAACTCTATTAAACTGTATCTGATATTTTTTATCTAAATAGTGTGATGTAATTACTAGAGGAGCTTTAAAAAACGTATCGTCTGCGAAGTAATAAAGTTCTTCTTTATCTGCTGGAGGATTACCATCAAATATATTCTGTTGAGTATATTTTATATATCTAAAATTAGGGTCGTATGGTACTTTAACGACATCTATGTGCGTATGTAAACCTGTTGAAAGTCCTGTATTTCCACTAATTCCGATTTGTGTAGCTGGACTTAATTTATCGCTCCACATTATGTCTGCCTGGCATACATCTTCTACATTTACAAGTATCTTTTCTAAGTGTGCATATCTTACTAAATACATATTCATATTATTCACCACCTCTGGTTTTGGATATTTATTCTTCTATTTTATACTCTTCTTTTGTTTCATTTTCTTCTTTTGATTTTTTATCTCTTCTTTTTTTACTTAATAAATTTTTCTTTTTCCTATCCCAATCTATTTTATCTTTTAATATACCATAGCTACTAAGTTCAACAAGAGTGATATTACCCTCGTCAAATTCAGACATTACTATTTCCAATATTTCATCATTTTCTAAATCTATATCTAAAAAATCAGATAAAATAGTTATTCTATCTTTAATAAATTTTTTATAATCCATAGTTACCTCCTATAATTAATATGTTATAATATCGCTTATATCTAACCAAACAGATTGCAAAACATCTATTCTGAAAATAATACAATTTTGTACTTTTCTAATATCTATAATTTCCCCTATATAAGAATTGCCATTATGTTTTACTTTGATTCTCTCTCCAGTTTTCATTAGCCCTCCCCTATTGTATTACTTATGGAAGAATATTATGCCTCCTTACATTATTTTTCTGATTAATATGAACATAGCCAATATTACTATAAGGAATATTACTGTCTTTATTATTTCTCTAACTCTAAATTTCCCCATATTATACCTCTTTAGATACTTCTTCGCCTAATGGCAAGGATAAGACCTTCTTCACCATATTATCCATATCCCCATTGCCTAGATTACTCTTGAATTCTGTGTGCAACCCATGTAATACCTCTCTGTCATGTAGACATATGTTGCCTATTATCATATGAAATTTAATTTTCTGATTTAGCTTGTCTCTGAGTATTGCCCTGTTCG